AGGCAGACATCAGGTTTAAAGGCTTTGATGTTTGGTCATTCTACAACAAGGAAATAGATAGAATCCTTAACATGAGTAAGAATACTGATAAGTATGTAGTGTTCTTAGCTATTGACGGAGCTTATGACGGTGAAGACGGAGTGCAAGAAAGATTTGTAGCTGTTGATGGTAACCGTTGGAAGAAGCGTGTAGAGAAAGAGTTTGTATGCTGTCTGTTTACAGATAATCACTACGGTGAAGAACAAGCAAAGTATAGGTTTAGAACACAATCTTCAGGGAAAGACTCAGCTAAGAGTCCGATGGGAATGTTTGAAGAACTGTATGTAGATAACGACCTTGCACAGGTCATAGAAAAGTGCGAAGAGTATTATAACTAATCTTTAAATCAAAACAAATGTTTAAGAATTTAGAACAAGTAGAAGTAACAGCTCAACAGAGTTACTTAAAAGAGGGTGTCCATAAAGTAAAAGTTATGGAAGTAAAATCTTCAGAGCAAAGAGAAGGGTATACGGGTATTCCTTATACAGAGTTTAAGGTAGCAAACAAATCTGGTATTGCATACCTAAAGATGAGTGGTGCAGATGACAGCACTTCAGAAGCTGCAAAAGATATTCGTATGAAAATATTCAAACGTTTCTTGATGTCAGCAGGCGCTACAACATTTAGTAATCCACCTATCGCATGTAAAGAAGCTGTAGGTAGTGTTATTGAAGTTATACTTGGTAAACGTGAGTATTGGACTAACGACAAAGATACAGGAGAGCCTGTAATTAAATCTGTAATGGATTACAAAATGTCAGGACCAGAAGGTAGTAACCTTACGTTTGACCAAAACAGACATAACAAACCGTTAAGTCCATCAGACTCTGCAGCATATAGAGCTGCTCATGAAGCGTTCTTAAACGCTAGTACAGGTGGTGTTGCTGACGATAGCATGCCATTCTAAATGTAATTGCAGGGGTGTAAAAACCCTTGCTTTACTATGAAGCTTATACACATAGCTAAAGTTGTTAAGGGAAAGATGCACTTTGGAAACAGAGAGCGTCTTGACCAAGACATTGCTAGATACGAAGATAAGACTGTACAAGTTACTGTATCAGAGTACAAACCTAAAAGAAGCAATCAATTGAATCAATATTATTGGGGAGTAGTAGTAAAGATTATATCCGACTACACAGGATATACTAAAGAAGAAACTCACGAGCTATTGAAACAAACATTTCTTAAGAAGAAGATAGAGGTTGACAATGAATGGTACGACACAACAGAAAGCACTACCAAGCTATCTAACAAAGACATGTTAGATTTTATCGAGAAAGTAAAGCAATGGGCAGCTCAAACATTTCACTTATACATACCAGACCCGCATGAAAAAGGATGAAATATACATACCCTTTAACGTACCGTCAAGCAAAAACAGTAAACAGTGGACAGGTAAATACCTGATAAACAGCAAGACGACAAGAGAGTATATAAAAAACACAAAGAAGTTTTACCTGGAAAAGAAAGATAAGTTCCTAAAACTTACAGAAGGTTTAGAAAAACCATACACAGTATCATTCTACTTTATACGAGACAGTAAGAGAAAGTTTGATTACATCAACCCAGCCCAAACAGTTCAAGACCTTATGGTTAAGAACGAATGGATAGAGGATGATGACATACATAACCTCATACCACACTTTACAGGGTATGTTGTAGATAAAGAAAGAGCAGGAGTAATCATTAAAGTTTTAAAAAATGAAAAAAGAAACACATAAGTCAAGACTATTGAAGTACTTACAAGAGTACAAGAGTATAACCTCATTAGAAGCTATTAGAGACCTTGGTAATACAAGGCTATCAGCATCTATCTTTTTACTAAAAGCAGACGGAGTAAAGATAAATACAGAAAATGCACGAGTGGCTACCAGGTGGACTAACAAAGATGGTAGCAAAAAGATGACTAACGTAGCAAAGTATGTGTTATGTTAGAGAACAACGGAATAATTACAGACGATAATTACTTTGATGATAAAGAGTATATATCAGCTAGTATGGTAAAGCAGGCTCTACAAGGGAGCAAGAAGCAGTTTGATTTTGCTATGTCACAAAACATAGAGAGTGAAGCGTTCTTAGTAGGGTCTGCGTTCCATGCTATGATGCTTGAACCTGAAGAGTACAAGAAGTTATATGCATTTGAGCCAGCTATGGATAAAAGAACCAAAGCAGGTAAAGAGTATATAGCAGAATGGAAAGAACAGAATCAAGACGTACCTAACCACCTACCAGGTAAGAGTGAGAACATGTTGCTAGGTATGCAGGAAAGCTTAAGCAGACATCCTATATACAGTAAGTTAGTACATGAGGGTGGTGAAAGAGAAGTTATAAAGTTATTTGAGCTTGAAGGTGTAAAATGTAAAGCTAAAGTAGATTACTATGACCCTAAAGAAAATTACATAGTTGATATAAAGACATGTAAAAGTATAGACATAGAAGCTATAGCAGAAAGCATAAAGAACTTTAAGTATGGGATACAAGCAGCGTTCTATCTTGACGGACTTAAAGCTCATAAGTTTTACTTTGCTTTTATAGAAAAGAAAGCTCCATACGACGTAGTGGTTGTAGACTTTGTTACAGGAATGGACGACAGTAGAATAGCATATCAGAATGGTATAGCTAATATACAATCGTTTAGAAAGATGGACCAAGATGGTGTGCAAGACATGTACACTGCATTTAACAACATAATCAAATTTTAATTGGAAACAGTATTTGTATACGGAACTCTGAAAAGAGCACATGGAAACCATAGACTACTAGCAGGTAGTAAATACATAGGTACAGGACTTACTAAAGATAGGTATATAATGTACGAAGATGGTATTCCATACGTGTCTGAATCGTTTTCTTTAACTAATATATCAGGAGAGCTCTACGACGTTAGTAGGGCTACTCTTGATGATTTAGACATGCTAGAAGGTCATCCTATCTGGTATAAAAGAAAGAAAACTATTATCAAGACAATAGATAAAAACAACAACATAAAACTAATCAATGCATGGTTGTATTTTAATGAAATGATACCAGCTCGTGCTAAAATAAATAACGTAGGAATATATGGCTACCAAGAAAAATCAAAGTTTATCTCCTTACTACACGAACAAGAAGACCAGGAGTAAAATAGACAAGTTATTACACAAGAACGCTATACTGCAAAGTAACTTAGGTATAGATAGTACAAAAAAAGATAAAGAAAAAGCGCATGGAGAAACAAAAGAAATCTACAATAAAATTAAAACCTTGGACACCGAATTTGCAGAAAATTCATTCCCTGAATATAAGTGAGCTTAACAAAACTATTTTAAGTAATGTGTTTTCAAGAGCATACTTACACATGAGTATAGACTCTAGTATAGTAGACAGCAGAAAAAGAGCTATGGTCAACACAAACATAGTTATTGCTTCAGTTATACATGATTACTTTAAATTTACTTTAAGTCAAATAGGTAAGATGTTTGGTAAACACCACGCAACAATAATTCACTACGTTAAAGTGTATGAAGAAACTTTATGCATGGAAAAAGATAGTGTTGAATTATATAACAAGCTAGCTGAGTATTGTAGGTTTGAGCTGTACGGAGAGAAAGGAGAAGACTACAGTATTAGTGGGCAGAATTATGCAGAGCTTACTGAAACATGCAGAGTATTAATCTCTCGTAATAAACAGCTTAACCAAAAGATAGAAAACATTAAGGAGGTATTGAATGTATAAAATGCCTATATGTTTTAACAAGGTTACTTACGAAGTAAGGTATTACGGTAAACGCAAAGGGGAGAAAGTTCTAATAAATAAACCATACAAAAAAACCACAAGAGAAGTTTGTATAGGAAACACATTAGAGCTGCTAAACGATTCTAGGTATAATGCAAACTTGATGACAAGACTAAAGTCTGATAATCAAAAATCACAAGGATGTGAAATAAAAATTATATCTTTGGAACAGATAGCCCAATGCGGTTACACTCAACCTAGATTTAAACAT